AAGCGGCGATACTGCGGACTATACCTCGCAGGATGCGTTTGATATCAGCCAGTATGTCCGCGAAAGCAGACAGGATGACGCGACCGAGGCAATCAAGCACGGTATTTCCGTCGATGATTTTGTCAAGTGGGACAGCGTGATCGAGCAGACGCTGGCGGACAACTATGTTGACACTAAGGACTACGAGGACGGCGAGAACAACCAGCTTTACGCGAAAAACGCAGTGCTGCAGACCATCCTCGACGAATACGCCAAGGACGGAGAGCATACGGACGCGGAAAAGAATGCGTTTGCAGACTATGTGCTCGTCTCCGCTATGGGAGAGAGCGACAAGGAGCGTTGGGACGCTGTAAAGGGCACGGTAAACGCGACCGACTTTGTGAAGTTTGCCGGTGACATGGCAACCTACAACAAGGAGTACAAGGGTTCCGGCATGAGCAAGAGCGAGGCTATGCAGACTATTCTCGACGGTTACGGCAATCTGTCCAATACGGAAAAAGACGCGCTGTTTGGCGCGTACAGCGATAGTGCAACCGGCAACGCATATCATATCTCCAAGTACGAGGAGTCCATTAAGGACCGGAAGTTTTACAGCTACCTCAAGGACGCAGGCAAGAAGGAGCTGCGCTCCATGCTCAATGCGTACGAGCAGCATGTGGCGGACAACAACAAGCTGTCCGGCTGGGAGGCCAAGGCGGCGATGGCCAAGGAGGCCAACATTTCGCCGGGTGTTTATGCGCTGTACCAGATGGCGCTCAAGGCGGCCGACACGGACGGCAAGGGCGTAAGCCAGGCAAAGGCCAAGGCGGCAGTGGAATCCATTGATGGACTGACGCAGGCGCAGAAGGCGTATCTGTACCAGAGTACAAATAAAAGCTGGAAGAAGAATCCGTATGGTTCGGCGACGGTTTCTGAGTACAAGTACGCTGGCGGCGATTTTGCGAATCCGGTTGCAGGCGGTACGATCTCCAGCAAGTTCGGACCGCGTGACACGTTCACCACGGACAACGGCGCGACTTCTTCGCGCTGGCATAAGTCGATTGATATTGCTGCACCTGCAGGCACGGCGATCAAGTCGGTTCAGGGCGGCAAAGTAACCGCGAACGGCTGGGTCTCCGGTTACGGATGGACGATTGAGGTAACGCATGACAATGGGTATGTCTCTATGTATCATCACATGCAGAATCAGTCCAGCGTGGCGGTTGGCACTGAGGTCAAGCAGGGGCAGACGATTGGCAATGTCGGCAGCACCGGCAATTCGACCGGTCCGCACCTCGATCTGACGATTACCAAGGACGGCACGCCGGTTGATCCTGCGTCGCTGATCGGTGATTACAAAAACGCCAAGACCGGGTATGTTTATGAGGGTTCGCCGGTTTACACGCAGTTGTCTACGGTGGCAAGCAAGAGCAAAAAGAGTTCCGGCTCGGGGAAGTCGAGCGGTGGAAGCGGTTCGGGCGGACTGAGGCAGCTGGATAATTTGGGAGGGCTGAAAAAGTTAGGTTTTTGATAAAATATAGAGAAAAGCGCCACTGAGAAGCGGCGCTTTTTGTCGTTTTATAAACCTATAACTTTTTGTGTTTTGGCAGCAGTAACTTAAATGTTAGAGGTTTGAGGTATAGAAATTTTGGGGTGGATTGTCAGATGAAGGTCGCTTTTGGCTTTGCCGTAGACACGGACGGTTTTATGGTAGTCTATACGGCGGATTACCTGCTTTAAGAGGAGATTTTGTTCTTTCGGATCTTCCAATGTGGGGTATACATCCAACACATGACGGATGAGCGGTGCGGAGTTCTTTTGCGCTTCAATCTCTGTCTGTTTATTATGGAGTTTGCTCTCGATCTCGTGCTTGGTGTTTAGCAGTGCAGTCTGGTCCTGGCTGATTGCGGATTGACGCTGCAGGAAAGTTTCCTTACTGTAAACACCATCTTCGAGCAGTTCAAAGGTACGCTGCAGACGGCGGTTTATATCGGTAAGCTGCTTTTCAATGTTCTGCAGTGCGGTTTCTTCGCTTTTCGTGTCCAGAAGGGCAGGAGAGCTGAGTTCGATCTCGTGAAGAAATTCGCGGAGAGATTGCAGGACAAGGCTTTCCACATCTTCAAACAGGCAGGAGACGGTGGAGCAGGACGGATTTTCACAGCCGAACCGGACTTTATCTTCACGGCGGTACGGATGGCGAGACATCAGTTTACCGCATTGGTCGCAGTAGACCAGTCCGGCCAGCGGGTTCATCTGCTGGTATTTGCGTGGTACACGCGGCGTAACGGTGTCTTTCATGCGCTGCTGGACGCTGTTCCAGACGTCCCGCGGAATGATCGCTTCGTGCATTCCTTCGTACAGCTCACAGTTCTTATTGACCGGCCGTTTGGTTATCAATTTGCCCTTTTGCACGATTTTGGTGTTGACCTTCATTGCACTGGGAATCAGACCGGCATAGTGCGGGTTTTGCAGGATGGCGCGCGTAGTCGCGGGCACCCATTTTTTATCGAGCGGTGTGCGGATCTTCATGGCATTCAGCTCATTTGCGATTTCGGAAAAGCCTTTGCCGGAAAGATACATGTCGTAGATAGTGCGGATCACACCAGCCTGAGGCTCGACCGGCCGGAGAGACCAGCCGCGGCCGTCCAGTTTGTAGCGTTCGTAGCCGTAAGGCGGACGGCCGGGAACATAGTGGCCTTCTTTCTTGGAGGCTCTCGTTCCGGCCAGCTGACGGCGGCGAATCATGCGGTACTCCTGGCGGCTCATGAACAGGCCGAACTCCATCCATTCCTCGTCGGCCTCCTGCGTGGGATCGTAGGTTTTGGACGGGGTGACGATCAGAGTTTGCGAAAACTTAAACGCTTGGGCGACGATGCCCTGATCTATCGTATCGCCGCGGGCCAGACGCGAGGTTTCGGTGACGAGGACACCTTTCCAGCGGCCTTCTTCGACCTCAATGAGCAGCTGCTGCATGACAGGGCGGTTTGTGATACGCTCGCCGGAGACGATCTCACGGTAGATGGCGCCGATCGGCAGGGAACGGGACTTTGCAAGCTCCATGAGGATGTGCTCGTGCCGGGCAAGGGTGTCGCCTTCGCCGTGGGCCTCGGCCTCCAGGTCGGCACGGGATTTACGCAGGTACATTGCGTAGTCAGTGGGCATGGGACTACTCCTTTCATAGATTTTATCCCGCCTCGGTGGTGAGACGGGATTTTTTGTTAGCAGAAATAGCGTACTTCACCGAAAAAGCTGCGCCATTTCTCGATGACTTCTTCACTTCGCGCTTCGATGATCGCCATGATGTTGCGGAGCACGCGCGGCGGAATCTGGGAACGGTTATGGCACAGGTAGCATTTACCGGAGCGCGTGATCCAGATTTTTGTCGCGTTGGCATTTGGTGAACCTTGCGACACATGGACGTGAATCGGTTCTAATGGGTCGTTTTCGTTTGCCCAGAAATACACCCAGTACGAACCAATCTTAAAGATTTGAGGCATTTTCAAAGCCTCCTTCGCGCGAGAACTGCATGATGAGGTGTGCGGTAGATTCAATCACTTTCTGGTAGCGTGCAATTTCCTCGTCGGAAAACCCGAACACATCTACCCATTCATAGGAAGGGAGATAGCAGGTTGCATAGTGGAAGCAGTCCTTTGCATCCGGCTTTTCAAGATAGACTTTCACGCGCTCATCAGGCAGCATTTTGGAATGGACGATCTCGGTTTTGTCGTCCAGAGTTAGGAACGGGTACATCATGATGGATTCCTCCTTTATTCATGCTTGATTTTAACCATTTTGCCGATGGCGGCAAAATGGTTGCGCAGAGTTACGGGTTACATTCGGAACAAGGAGCATAATTATAGTTCGCGAGATCATCTACAAACAGATAATAAATGCTGGGAGCTTCTTCGATGTAATGACAATCATAGCGATGATATTTTGTGCCGTTTTCGGTTACAAAACGGACAGTATCATCAAGAAATTGTGCTTTATCGCTTAATGCGTCGATTTCATCCAATGCTTGATTATAGGCGTCTTCCGTATCCGCTAAGTTTGTCGAAAGCGTGTTGTTCTCTTCTTGTAAGTTCATATATGCGGTTTGATCGACAGCATTATTACTTTGTAATAATGCTGAGTACAGTGTGGTAACAATCAACATAGCGAGCGCAAGAATCAAACCGGTGCGCATACCAACAGAATTAAAATAAAAGGGTCCTACTTCATTGTTGGTGAAAAGATGACGGCGCTTGCGGATATAAATATAGTTGATAACCGCTATTGTAATCGCTCCAGCCATGCCGCCACCATCATAAGCGGGATTGTTACTGCCGAGAACAAGAACGAGGAACAGGTAAAGGAAGGCGTTCGATACAGGGGTAAGGAACGACAGAAAGTATCCTTCTATACGCCGCTTATGAATAAATACGCTGGTTGCAATCGGCAAGGCAATACCGTAAAAAATAAACACAGAAAAAACCATCTGCGCCATATTGTTCATGGCCGAAAAATCAGTTCCGAGTACAGAGACAACGGTATAAAGTGCACTGAGCGGGAAGGATACATAAGTTAGAAAAGTCAGCCATTTTGTGCCTAATGGTGTATAGTAGAAATTATTGTTATCGTTCATAGTAAGCTTTCCCCCTGATAATTATTTACGCTTGTTTCTCCAAGCGAGATTCACTATATTTTTTATATTTTGGGTTGTCTTTAAGGTCTGCGACGTAGTCGCGGACTTTTTCTTTGCCTTCATCGTTGAATGCGCGGTAGTCGTCGATGAGCTGCTGCTCATCGGCAGAAAGGGCAGGAGCGGGTGCAGTGCTCTGCACAATTTCGGGCTGTTCCTGCATAAGTTGCTGGATTCCTAAGCGAATAAGTTCAACTGTTGCGCTGGAACGGGTTTTGTATCGGTGTTCAAACTGATAATCTTCGATCTGCTTGAGAAGTTCATCATCTACCGAAACAGTGTATCTGGGACGATCTGTTGACATTCTCTCACCTCCTGAGTTTACTCCATTATACACCAGTGGTTCACTGATGTAAATATTTTTGCGAAACATCTTGACAAAATAAAAGTGAACCACTATAATACAGTCAATAGGTTCAGTGAACCACCAAAAACGAAGGAGTGAACCAGAATGAAAAGACTTTCTGTAAGCCTTCCGCCGGAAATCGAAAAAACGGTTATCGACCTGCGCAAGACTGATGAATATTGTATGTGCTCATGCGCTGACATTCTCCGTAAGTTAATGATAATCGGCGCGGAACAGATGCGTTTGGACGCCGAGCAGGCGGAACGGAAGGGGTGAGGGAGATGAAATTCGTCATCGCAAATAATGATTGCGACAAGGTTTTGGAAGATGTTGTGGAAAAAACAACCGCCCTCCTTGCTGACTGTGTGGAGCAGTTGAGCAAAGAGAGCGGGTGTCAGGCGCAGTTAGACCGCACGGTAGCTAAGGTCAATACTTGCCTGAAAATCCTGAAATTTACTCGTGATGAATAGAATTCAGGATTGCGTTGTAGATGTCGGCAGCGGCTTTTCCGTATGCTTCGTTGCTGACAACCTCACCAGCCACACAATGACCGGTTTCCAGCAGTTTTAAGGTGAGCTGGAGTGCAATTTCCTTATCAGACACGCAAAACACCTCCTTTCTGCTTTTCAGTATAGCAGAGAAGAAAAATGAAAGGAATAAGAAAATGAAGAAAACAGCATTGGTTGCGCTGATATGCGTGATGGCGGCTATGTTTTCCGGCTGTGCCGGGTGCGACCGAATGAGCAAAACCATCGGGAGCGACATTGACGGCGGCCTGTACCGCACGGTAACGGTATACAGCAACACTGGCGAGAAAATTAAAGAATGGAACGGTAAGTTTGATGTTTCCGAGAACGATAACGAGGTATATTTCGATTTGGACGGCAAGCGCGTCATTATTCATGGCGGCATCGTAATCAACGAGGAAGATTGAAAGGGAGCACACCATGAAGTACGAAGTTTGGGTTTTAGAGAAGCGTTCAGTCGGTGAAAACCGTTGGCGGCAGTTTTTCTGCGACGGCAGACAGGAAGCACTGGACGTTGTAGAGGGATTCGTAGACGTAGCAGAGAAGATCGAGGTGATTCCACAGTGAAACCGTACAATGAATATCTCGCCATGACGGCAGAGCAGATTATGGCCGACCCGGAAGCGCCGGAAAGCCTCAAGATCGCGGCTCGGATTGAGATGGAAAAAGCAGAAAAAGGACAGGCCGAGTATACGAAAGCTGACGCATAGGCTGTAGAAAGGGGTGGTTACGGTGGCAATCGTGGCTGAATATCATTATCCAAACGGTACGGCGTGGGAATTACTGTTAAATCAGGAACGGAGGAAGAAAAATGAAGGCAAGTAAATTTATGATGGCACTGTCTGCGGCGGTTTTTGGCGGTGTGATGTACATGCAGGTGGCCGGTGCCTGCAGCCGTATGCAGGCGGCGGTACTCGGTACGGCGATGCTGGTCTGCATGGCAATCTGCTATGCGGATCTCTGTGCGGCCAAGCGCCGCCGGAAGGCCGAGGAGGCCAGAGCACGCGCATTTGCCCGTGAGTCCATGGACCGTGCGGCACGCATTGCTTACAAGGCTGACATGATGAGGCAGATTCGCTGATGGACTCTAAAAAGGTTCGGCTTTTGCATCGCCTGCCGGTCAACTCGGTGGAAGGTACGGTACGCTACATAAAAGCCAAGGAAAAGGCAAAACGGAAGGCCGAGGAAGCCAGAAAAGCGAAATTCGACGCACTGCTGCTCGAACGGTGGCAGGTTCGGCAGGCGGCTAAGAAACAGGAGGACGGCCATGCAGAGATTTAGCGGATTGGAGATCAAACCCTATTCTCAGCTGACCGATCTTCCGCGGGTGCGGATTGACAGGGTGCGCGTTGAGGTTCAGCGGACACTGTTCGGCGAGGTGGAATACCACCTCGTCGGCACCTATGGTGACGAGGGCAAGGCATGGCCGGTCTGTCAGCCGTTTACCGAGCTGCCGGACGTTTGGGAGAAGAAACGGGAAGTTGAAGGCGCCATTTATCAGGCGAGAATGAAGGAGAAGTATCATGCAAAAACAAGCGAAGGTGCGGGTTATCTGGAGACACCCGAAAGGCCGGTTTGAGGTTCAGGAAACCGAGCATTACAGCGCTTTTGACCACTGTACATACTACACGCGGAAATGCGTGTTTACGCCGCAGGACGATCTGCGCGGACTGTGTTCCGGTGTTCCGGCATATGTGCCCGAGGCAGTGAAGCAGGAAGGTCGGCGGATGCCGCGCGTGACGGATGAGGAGAGACAGCAGTTTGTGGAGATGTACCAGTGCGGTATGCCGATTCGGGCAATCCAGAAGGAGACCGGACGGTCGCAGAAAATCATTGCGGACACGCTGGAACAACAGGGGTACAGGAAAAAACCGCAGAGAACCTCGGTGCACTGGACCCGTGAGGAATTTCAGAAAGCGGTAGATATGCGCAAGCACGGGTATTTGCTCAAGGAGATCGGCGCGGAACTTAGAAAGAGCAAGAATGCGGTGCGGAATAAGCTGGCACGGGAGGGGTACTAAATGAGCGTTCGGAAAATCCGTGAGGCCGTGCAGGCGGCCAAGGGCAACGCCCGCCAGATAGGCGAGGTCGTGCTGATGATCGCCGAGGCCTACCCGCATGCGGCCGAAATCATTGCGAACGATCTGGACAACCCCGAGATGGGCCTGCAGCAATGCTTTATTGCGCTGCGCGAGTATGCGTTAAAGCACCAGGAGGGCGACTTTTGGGGCTGTATGTGCAATCGGTACGATCCGGCCAATCCGATTATTCAGGTTGTGGCGGATTTCTACAAGGTTCCGTTGGATTCCCAAGCGATTGGGAGCACGGAGCAGACCAGAGAGAACGGTGCGCCGAGGTCGTCGCACCCTACGGAATCCGAAGATCTGGATCTTATGGATTTGCTGTAAGGAGGCGGGAATATGTTTGAGGTCAACGACATTCCGCCGATTGACGGCTGGGATCTGCAGGACTTGATCACAGAGAATGTCTCGCACGAGGAATTCCTGTTCTTTCGCACCTATGCCGGAGACGAGAACGACTGCTTTCTGCCGGACGGGTACACCAGGCGGTACGAGTGTTTCTGCACGGCCTGTCAGGAACGGTTTATCGAGCCGTATGCGGCAGGCCCGATCAGCAAGTGGACAAGCTGCCCGTCATGCAATCACAAGGTGACGGTTAAGCGGTGGAATGAGCTTGACACTTCGGCGGCGCTGCCGAAAATCGCATTTGCTTTTCATTTCTTTCAGCGCGGCAAGCGCGATGAAGTGTGGCTGTCCAGCCTGCAGGTACGGATGAATCCGAATTTTCTGGACGGCAAGTACATAGCGCATGAGTATTGCCGGTATGTTTTCTTTGAGGGCGGCTCGCAGAAATGGTCGCATGGCTGGGACGGATGGCAGCCAGTGAAAAATACGGCTATGAAACGCTGGACTGGTCAAGGCGGCATAAAACGAGATGATTTCTGGATATTGCCGTCCCGCGGTGAGCTTGCGGGAACGTGCCTGCAGTACAGTCAACTGCACAAGGCGTATAACTGGCTGAATGATCTGCCGCAGTATCTGGCGCTATATGTGAGGTATCCGGCGGTTGAGTATCTGTGGAAGATGGGATTCGGCGGCTGGCTGCAGGAGCGGGAAATGGGATTGGGATTCTATTTCCGCAAGGTTGTCAACCTGCGGGCCAGGGAGCCGAAACGGCTGATTCCCAAACTCGGCAAGGCGGATATTCGGCTGTTGCTGGACGTGGAGGCTGGAATAAAAGATGCCTCTGTTTATCAGGAGCTGCGGCTTGCGGGTATTATCCGGACCGACAGGGACGGCTATGCGTTTGCAAGAGCGATCGTGCGGACACGGTTTGAACTGTTCAGCACGGCAGATTACTGCGGCGTAACCGCAAAGGAACTGCGGAAGTACATCAATCGACAGGTCCGGCGGCCCAACAGAGGCATTGCGGACGTTATACGGGAACTGGAGGACTATCACGCTCAGCTTGACCGGATGCATCTGGGCGGAAACCGGCTGCCGTATGATCTGCACGAGGCACATGCGCGGCTCTCGGAACGGGAGCGGCAGCTGATAAAACGCAGGAAGAATGAGAAATTCCGCATCAGGCGACGTTTGCTTGCGTGGATGAAATGGAAGTACCACGGTATGTTCATCCGTCCGATCGACAGTGCCGAGGAAATCGTGCGGGAAGGCGAGGAGCAGGACAACTGCGTTGCAGGCTATGCCAGCCAGCACGCAAACGGCGAGACCATTATTATGGTTTTGCGCCGGTGCAGCGAGCCGCGCAAGCCGTGGCACACGGTGGAGATAGACCCGCGGACGCTGGAATGCAGGCAGTGCTACGGTTATGACAACAGCGTAAGGACGCCGGAAGCGGCCGAGTTTATGGAAAAATATTTGGATCATTTGCGTGAGGTCACGAAAATGGTCAAAAGGAGGTCAGCTTAAATGAGCGAAAATGTTGTGGCGGTACGGTCAATCGAGATCGTAACTGCCGAAATCACTATGATTCGGGACAATGCCCGCAAGGTGTTCCTTGAGAGCGTTATTCAGATCGGCACCCGGCTTGAGGAGGCAAAGCAGATGGTTCCGTCCGGCGAGTGGACGGCTTATCTGACGGACAAGCTGGGATACAAGCCTTCGACCGCGCAGAACTACATGCGCATTGCGCGTGAGTTTGGCGGCGGCCAGGTGAGCCTTACCGGCAAGACGGCTGCGGATGCCTTCGGGCAGCTGAGTTATTCGCAGATTCTGCCGCTGCTCGGCATGCCGGAAGACGAGCGTGAGGAACTGGCCGAGGAGAACGATCTGCCGAATATGTCCAGCCGCGAGATTGCGGCGCTCGTCAAGGAGAGGGACGAGGCCAAGGCGGCCGCTGAGAAGGCGGAAAGCGAAAACACGGCCGCTTTGACCCGTGAAGCCACCATAAAGGGCTTAAATGAGAATCTGCAGAAGCAGTTGGACGCGGTGACGTCCGACAGAGACAACGCCAAGGCGGCGGCCGCCGATCTGCAGAAACAGCTGGATACTATTGAGGACAAGCCTGCGGAAGTGCGTGAGCTGACCGAGGAGGAACTGGAGGAAATCCGTGCGAAAGTCCGCGAGGAGAACGCGGAAGCCGCCAGGGCTGCTGAGGAACGGGCAAAGGCTGCCGAGGAAAAGCTGGACAAGGCCAAGAATCCGGCCGCACACAAGGTCAACTTTCTGTTTGCCGAGCTGCGCGGGATCGCTGACCGGCTCGATCAGGCGCTCGGTGAGCTGCAGCAGACGGATGAGGCCGCCTGCGAGAAGTTTGCCGCGGTTATTGCGAAATGGCTGAAAGACCGGGGTGACAAGCTGGCATGAAGAAGCGGAAAGGCAAGCCGCAGGGCATGAATTACGCCGATGTGCTGGCGCGGAAGCGTATGATTCGGCAGGCCGTGCAGGATGAAGTTATCCTGCACGAGGTGAATATCTCCATGCAGCGGCATTTATGGCTGACCGCTGTTGCGCTGCATGAGGCGTATGGATTCTCGGAAAAGCGGCTCGACAAGTTTTTCGACGCTTTTCAGGCCGCTGCAGATGAGCTGCAGAAAATGATCGACGAGGTGGATCAGGATTATGCGTACGAAAAGCTGCGGCTGAGAGCGGAGGATATTTCCAAACGAGATATTGTGTTTTATGAGGATGTGATGAAGTGAAGGACTATAAACCGGTGGTGCACAGCAAGTGGGAAATCAATCTGGATGGCTATTATCCGTACTGTCAGCACTGCAAGACAGAGCCGTGCGGCGGCGCTATGACCAAGTATTGCCCGGAGTGCGGTGCGCGGATGGACGGAAAGGAGAACGAGAATGAATGCTAAAAGAGCAGCTAAACTGCTGCGGATTGCAAACTATTACGGTGAAGAAAAGCAGGTTTGCAAGCTGATGGAGGAGCTGGGCGAGGCCACGAGCGCGGCCAGCGAGGTACTTATGGCGCTGGAATTTCACGAGTACGGCGGAAAAAAGAAAGATTTGACCGCTCGGCTGGAACATTTGGCGGCCGAGTTGGCGGACGTAGTGAACGTCACCGAGCAGGTTATCCAGCTGTTTGGGCTGGAAACCGATTTTAAGGTGGCTCGGCATTCTGGTATTCAGAAAACTTTGAAGAGAATCAGAGAGGAGGAACAGGCGAATGAGACACGAGATGAGCCTGCGCGGCGGAATTTTCAATGATGCGGTCGATTTGTTCGATACAAAGCTGTGCGATGTTCTGAATACCCTACTGCGGCAGGGTCTAAGCGAGGGCAGTGTAACCCTCAAGGTCAATGTGGAGCTTTGGAACGTGGGAGAGCAAGACGAGGACGGTATCTATCACGAAACCAACAAGACCCATTTTGATTACAATGTCACCTCAGCCATTACGCAGAAAAACAAGTCTAACGGTGAGGTCAAGGAGGTGCTCAAGCTGCGCTGTGTAGATGGCCAGCTCGAATTGCGCGATCTCGACGAGAACACCCTGTTTGATATTGTGGAGGGAGGTGCCGATAATGTGCAATCGGACGGAACACGATGACGAAATGGGCGAAATGTGCCCGCTGACTAATCCCAACGAAACCGTTACGCGCTGCGAGGACTGCGCGTTCTGGAAGGTCGATTATGATGAGCCGGAACGCTCTTGAGGTCGCTCATCTGGTTGATTCGCATTATAACCGGTCGTTTGGGCGGCCGCCGGACAAAGAGATGCGCGAGTTTATCCGGCAGGCGGCGGAAAATGGCCTGACGGCTGACGAACTGATCAACTGCATGACGGCAGCTGTGGTTACTTACGGGTTTGGAGCCTATGAGCGGGATTACCGCAAGGTTTTCGTGGCTGAGGCCCGGAAGGTTTGGAAGAAGAAAAACGGCAAAGAGAAAGCCAGTCCGTGAAGGGCTGGCTTGATCTGGCTTTACATTATATATGTTGCGGTGCAGATGCAGGAGTCGGCCGCAAGAGGTGATTTATGATTTTTCAAAAAGAAGAAGCCAACGGCGCACTGTATCAAATGTCGTTGTATTCTACCGGTTTTGTGCCCGGTGAGAGCAAACGGCAGCGTGGAGAACGCCAGAAACAGACGTCTGAGGCGAAAAAACGAATCAATGCGCTGGCTCAACGCTGGAAGGTCATGCAGATCATGGCCGTGAATTTCTGCGAGATGCGCGATCTGTTTGTATGTCTTACATATGCAGAGGCCCCGGAAAATGAAGGCAAGGACTTAGAGGCATTCCACAAGGCCATGCGCAAAGCAATGGCAAAGATGGGCGAGGAACACGCGTATATCATCTTTCCGGCGGAGCATGAACTGCCCGGCTGTCCAGTGCGGGCACATTTCCACATTGTAATGCGCGGCATTACCGGTGCCGGTGCACTAGCCGTTATGACAAAAATCATTGCAGACTGCTGGGGCCACGGTGCAGTAGATGTTCGGCCGCTGCGGCAGAACACGGAATTTTTCGAGGATACGGTGAAGTATTTGCTCGATCAGCCGCACAGCAAGGGACGGCGTGCCTATTCCTGCAGCCGAAACCTGAAAAAGCCGAATGAACCGCTGCGCTTGCGTCTGCCAGACAGCGAAGCCGGAGAGGTTCCACCCGGTGTAAAGGTGATTGACAGCGAAATGAAGGAAAACCAGTACGGCGTATTCCGCTATCTGGTCGGCGTGATCGTTGATCGAGCAGCATTTGACGCGTACTGGAACCGCCAGCAGAAACGCGCTGCACCTGATCCGTGGGAACGGATACGGCGCAGACGCAGGAGATTATACAACAAGCCTGCCAGCGTATGGCGGTGTTGAGAGAAAGCGGGAAATGGCCGCTTTTGTGGCTTGTAGGGGGTCTAACAATTCCCCCCACAATTCGCCGGAGAGGTTCGGACGGATGAATACAGAATGTAATTACATTACTGACTGTACTCTATCAAAGGATGGAGCGCGCGGAAGCGCGTAATAGCCACGACAGCAAGGCGGGAGACCGGAGCGGCAGGAGGTGCATCTGGTGACTAAGGACAGGTTAAGACAGGTTGAGAGTCTGGTTTGTGAGTTGGAGGAAGAACGCGAACGGTTTGCGCGGGAGGCCCGGCACCACAAGCGGATTGAGGAGACTTACGGCGTTGGCTGCCTGTTTGGCCGGGACGCTCTGGACGCGGCACGCGATCGGCTGCAGGCCATCGAGGCCGAGTGTCAGGATGAGCGGGACACGGTGCGGCAGTGGATCGATAGCGTTGCGGACTCCATGACACGGCGTGCCCTGCGGCTGCGGTATCTGGATGGAAAAAGCTGGAGCGAGTGCGCCAGACGGATGGGTTATGCCGATGAGAGCGGACCGCGCAAGCTGGTAGGGAAATTATGGTCAAAATAAGAGTACCAAAAGGTGTTCCTTTTCGCACGGTAAATTTACAGCGGTATTTTTATCGGTATGGCGTGCGAAAAGGTATGTCTTTCGGTTTACGGACGTTCCGCGAAACAACAGGACATTTTGAGACGCATTGAACAAACAGGAGGTCAAATATGGAAAAAGTATATGGGTATGCGCGCGTCAGCACGCGAGACCAGAATCTCGACCGGCAGATTGCGGCGCTGCGGCAGTACATTGCCGATGAGCGCGACATCATCACCGACAAGGAAAGCGGCAAGGACTTCAACCGTCCGGGCTACCAGTATCTAAGAGAAGTATTGCTGCGGCCGGGTGATACGCTGATCGTTAAAAGTCTCGATCGGCTCGGACGCAACAAACAGCAGGTGAAGCAGGAACTGGAATATTACAAGGCAATGGGCGTACGCGTGAAGATTATCGACCTGCCGAGCACGATGGCCGATTTTCCCTCAGGGCAGGAATGGATATGCGACATGGTAAACAACATTATGATCGAGGTGCTGGCAACGATTGCCGAACAGGAACGCCTGACCATTCGCCAGCGGCAGGCGGAGGGCATTGCCGAGGCGAAAAAGCAGGGACGGCAGTTAGGCCGCAAAAAGACCGACCGGCCGGATGGTTGGGAAGAAGTCACAGCCTTGTGGAAAAGCGGGAGCATTACGGCCGTGCAGGCGATGGACCGGCTCGGACTGAAAAAGAGTACGTTTTACCGCATGGTGCGGGAGGAAAATAAAAATACCCTGCCGGAGAGACAGGGTATTGACGAAAACAATTTTGGAGTATAAAATAAACACAAGCTATGAGCATAGTACAAAACTGAATGAGGAGCAAAGAGCAATCCGAAAGGGTTGCTCTTTGCTTTTTTATTCAGTTTTTCACGCCGAGATATTCAAGAAGGGAATTTTCGAGCAAGCGGGAATAGTTCACCTTCTGTGTTTCCGCTAGTTCCTTGAGCCAGAGCGGCAGAGTGACATTGGTTTTTACACGGCGGTTTTCCATTTCGTTACGAACGATATCGGGGAAGATGGTGACAGCGGTAACGATGCAGCCGTCGGTATCCTCGGCAGAGAGCGTTTGCGAGGGAGTGGGAAGAACATCGCCGTCTTTTTCCATTCCGTAAACATGCAGCTCTAACGCTTCGCGGGCACTTTGCTGGGCGGCAGGAATGGTTTCACCGAAGCCAATGCAGCCGGGAAGATCAGGGAAGAATACACCGTAACCATCATTGGACGGTTCCAGAACGGCGAGATAAGTTAAACTGCGCATAGTTGCTCCTTTCTGTGGCGGCAGGGTTATTTCAACCCTGCCTGTTTGAGAATACTGTTCAGGGTTCCGCACGGCAGATCACCTGAATGGGAGGGAACGGTTACTTTGCCGGGTTTTGTTGGATGTTTGAACTGGATATGCGAGCCGCGCGTATCGCATTCTGTCCATCCGTCCGCCTTTAACTGCTTTATGATTTCGCGTACCGTCATATGTTTTCCTCCTTACGATTATATTATACGCCTGATTTATACGCATGTCAACGAAAACATGCGTATTTTTTATGCGCATAAAAGACACAGCGATTTTTCGGAAGATAAAGTTTTCCGTTTTTTCCGATTTTCCCGATTATACTGAGAATCAGCAAAAACAAGGCACGCGCGGGAGGTGAGCGGATGCAGCAGCGCGGCTCGAAGTACGACCAGAAAATTAAAGACGAGGCTTTGGCGCTGATCGCGTCCGGTGTTAAAATCTCCAATGCGTCGGTGCGGCTCGGCATTCCGAAGTCTACGCTTTCCGACTGGGTACACACCCAGAACGAGAGCGACGAGGACGGTGTGGCCGCTCGGCGGGAAATTCGCAGAAAGCAGATCGCACGGTGCGAGAAGATTGGTGACAAGGTGCTGCGCGCACTGGATCTCAAGGCAACGGCTGCTGTGAAGGACACCAAGAAGCTGGATGCCGGACTGGAAGTGCTTGAAAAAGCTGCCAGTCAGGGCGTGCACGGTTTGCGTCCCGAGGACGTGGACAAGCTGCGTGAAGCCGTGAAGGATTATACCGGCGTCGGCCTGCGCGAGCTAGCCGGCACGATGAAGGACGTTGCAGCTCGGCAGGAGACGCTGGAACAGCACCTCGGTGAAAGCAGCAGCGAGAACGCACAGATTACGTTCGCGTCTCCGGATGAGGAGGCGTTTGCGGAATGAATCGGCTGACGTTTTCCAGTCCGTACCCCAAACAGAAGGAGTTTCTGCTCAGTCGGGCACGGTATATTGCTTACGGCGGTGCGCGCGGCGGCGGAAAAAGCTATGTTGCGCGCATGAAGGCCGAGCTGCTTTGCTTGCGGTACAGCGGGATTCAGGTGCTTTTTATGCGCCGGACGTATCCGGAACTGAAAGAAAACCATCTGCTGCCCGCCATGCGCGAGCTGAACGGCGTGGCCAAGTACAACGGCACAGACAAGGCGTTTATCTTTCCGAACGGTGCACGGCTGAAATTCGGCTACTGCCGGCATGACAGCGATCTGCTGCAGTATCAAGGCCAGGCGTATGACGTTATCTTCCTGGAAGAATGCACACAGTTTCCGGAAAATGTGTTCACGACCATGACGGAATCCAACCGTTCTTCCGGTTTGATGGCGGAGCATTTTCCGCCGCGGATGTATTTTACCTGCAACCCCGGCGGTGTAGGGCACGCCTGGTTCAAGCGGCTGTTTATCGACCGCGAGTACAAAAAGACCGAGAAGCCGGAGCACTACGTCTTTATTCAGGCGAATGTGTACGACAACAAGGCGCTCATGCGCAACAGTCCGGACTATGTGAATGCGCTCGAAAATCTGCCGGAGGACCGCAAGCGGGCGATGCTTTACGGCGATTGGGATGTGTTCGAGGGACAGTATTTCCCTGAGTTCCGGCGCGAGACGCACGTCTGCGAGGCGTTCCCGATTCCGGAACACTGGCAGAGGTACAAGGCGCTCGACTACGGCTTTGATATGCTGGCCGTCGGCTGGTTTGCCGTGGATGAGAACGGCACCGCGTATCTGTACAAAGAGTACTGCGAGGGCAAGGATTTAGGAGAAGGACACGATGGACTGATCTTATCGGATGCGGCTAACGCCATATTGGAGCGCTCGGACGAAGCGGAACGGTATGCTATCACCTTTGCGCCGCCTGATCTATGGAACCGGAGACAGGACACCGGACGAAGCGCGGCAGACCGCTTTGCGGAATGCGGTGTTTTTATGGAAAAGGCGAAAAATGACCGCGTGCTCGGCTGGCTCGACCTCAAGGAATACTTGAAGGTACGCAAGGACACCGGCAAGCCGAGCCTTATCATCTTCTCCAACTGCACGCAGACCATTAAGAGTTTACCTATGCTGCTGCACGATGAGAAACACCCTGACGATGTGGCAAACGATCCGCACGAGTACACCCACCCGGCGGATATGCTGCGGTACTTTGTGGCAGGCCGTCCGATCGCGGCCAGCGAACCGAGAGAATTTAGTGAACTGACTACCGAGGAGGAAACACACAATGTATTTAGCTATTAGTGTTGTGGCGGCGATGTGTGCCGTTTTGGCGGCTGTACAGACCCGAAACG